GAATTAAGAGATGATTATAAACAAGAAATGGTCAATGCCGAACAGTGAGACATTCAGCATAAGACCGATAAGGGAACTTATAGACAAATATCGAGAAGAGGGGATGGTTATAGTGGATCCGTTCGCCAGAAACAGCGATATAGGGACAATCACCAACGATCTTGACCCTGATACTAAAGCTATGTATCATAAAGACGCCACAGACTTCCTGCGTGGTCTTAAGGATAATATAGCTGATATGGTACTATATGATCCACCATATTCCACGAGACAGGTATCCGAGTCGTATAAAAGACTTGGAGGTGCTGTTGATATGCAAACAACACAATCTAGTTATTGGGCTAGGCAGAAGAAGGAGATAGCTAGGATCACCAAGAAAGGAGGGGTGATCATTACCTGCGCGTGGAACTCCGGCGGTATAGGGGCAGGTCTTGGCTTCGAGCAGCAGGAGATTCTTCTCGTGGCTCATGGGGGATGGCATAATGATACGATCGTTACAGTAGAAAGGAAAATGAAATTATGAAGGAAAGGATATTCACCACAAAAGAACAGGGGAGGGTGCTGGTCGAGGCTGGGCTACCTATCTCTACCGCCATCGGCTTCAGAGACAAGTATCTGGATCAATTACATTCTATGGAGGATGACGCTGGTCGTATAGGACTGATCGAGGCGGTTACCCCGGATATATCCAACCCTGTTTGGGATGTAGGGACGTTACTGAATTTATTCCCATATGAGATAGAGGGTTCTACATTCGAATGTTATAAGCTAGAAAACGCATGGTTTGCATTATATAGGGATATAGATGATATTCCTATATATTGGGGAAAGGAGAAACATCTTATAGATACGTTATTTTCACTGATGATAACATTATTAAAAAATGGATTATATGAGTATAAAACAAACAGCAAGAATAAGGTACAAAACGGAGGATAATCCGCCTATGGCTAATGTTCCTCTTATAGGATACAGCAAAAAATATGACTGTTGGGTAGCGTTAGTATACAGAAAAGGGGATAACTATTACACCAATATGGAGTGCGATGTTGAATATAAGACATTTCCTCCAGATGAGTACGAATACGTATATCCGTGATAACTAAAAGGAATATATTTGTATTTAAGCATGATTAATATTATTTTAATATTATTC